CGTTGGGAATTTGTCTGGTAACGTAACAGGAGGTTCAATAACAGCTACTACAGGTTTATTTACCGATAATGTAAATATAGCTGGAACATTAGTTATAGATGATGAATTAACTATTGAAGGTTCTGCTTTTGGTAGAATAGAAATAGGAGGAGTTTCAGGTGGTTATATAGATTTAAAAGCACCTAATTCTGATGACTATGATTTAAGATTAATCACTAGCGTTGGAGGTGCTGAATTATTATCTATAGATACATTAAAGTTTTATACAGGTGCAACTACAGATTTAGCATTTACTATTGATGCAAGTCAAAATGCTACTTTCGAAAATAATGTTACTATTCCAGAAACTCCTACAGCAGATACTCACGCAGCTTCTAAAGGATATGTAGATGCAGCAGTAGAAGGACAAGATACTTTAGCTGAAATACTTGCTAATGGTAATACTTCAGGTGCTAATGACATTATAATGGCAGATGACCAAAGAATAAATTTTGGAACTTCTAATGCCTTAAATTTAAGATGGAGTACAACTGCTGCCTCAGGACAAGGTGCTTCAATAATAGATTCAAATAGAATATTTATTGAAACTAACTTTTTTCAATTAAATTCCAGAACTGGAGAAAGTATGATAAGAGCTACAGGTAATTCGGATGTAGAGCTTTATTATGATAATTCAAAAAAACTTGAAACAACAAGTACAGGTGTAACGGTTACAGGAAATATAAACATAGGAGACAATAATAAAATTTTATTAGGAGATAGCGACGATGTTGAAATGTATTTTGATGGTGCTACTCAGTTTGGTATAATAAACGATACTGCTGGAGGAAGTATATTTTTAAGGTCTGATAGTTTTTTGTTTAGAAATGATACTGACCAATTTTATTCATTAAGTTCTACTACTCACACATTTAAAAGTTCAGGTACTACAAGATTAACTGTAAACTCAACTGGAATTGATGTAAATGGAAATATAAATGTTTCTAGTGATTTAACAGTAGATACAGACACTTTATTCGTAGATGCTTCAGAAGATTCTGTTGGTATTAATACAGCTAATCCAAGTTCTTATAGTAAACACGAGTTAGTAGTAACTGCTCCAGATGATGGAGGTGTTACAATAGCTAGTGCGACAGATGAAGCTGCATTTTTAGACTTTTCAGATGGTTCTGGTTTAAAAAACTTTATTCGTGTTGACCACGATGGAGATATATTTGGTTATAATTCTTGGGGTTCACATTTCTTTTCGATAGGAGAAGGTGTGCCTAAAATGACTATTAATACAGCAGGAGTAACTGTAGATGATGATTTAACTGTTGATGGAAACTCAACTTTTGCAGGAGATGTATTTTTAAGAGGTACATATAATCCTTATTCTGCCGCAAACAGGGGTAATATTACCTTAAATGGTACAGCATCAAACATTGTAGCATTTACTGACAACACAATAGGCAAGGGTTATATATATCACAATGGTACTGATTTTGAAATATTAAATGCAGCAGCAGGTGTTTTAAAATTTTCTACTAATGGCACAGAAAGAATGAATATAAACAATTCTGGAAACGCAACTTTTTTAAATAATTTAGCAATAGGATATGCTGTACAAACTAATATTAAAACATTTGTATATGATAATTCCGCAGATTATGGTTTAGTAGTTCAGCAAGATGGTTCTGGTATTCCATTTCAAGTAACAAGTGGAGGGAATATTAGAATGATTGTTGCTAATAATGGAAACGTAGGAATTGGGACGACTAACCCTGTTGGAGATGGAACTGCTTTAAACCTTTATGGAACTACTGCATCTACTTTAAAATTACAAACATCATCAAGTGGAACTGCAATAACTGATGGTGGGGAAATTGTAATGTATGACAACGACCTTATTATAAAAAATAGAGAAGCAGGGTACATTCAATTTGCAACTACAGGAACAGAAAGAATGCGTATTACAAGTGCGGGTGCATTAGCAATACGTTCAGCAATTGGCACAACCTCATCAAGACCCGCTGTAGGAACAGCTAAAATTGCAGGAGAAATTGCAGGAGTAGATAATGCAGGTTTTACTTCTGATGGAGGTTTTTTAAGATTAAGTGCAGGAGGGGGTACAGATGCAGCAATAAAATCTTTTATTGATTTGTCGGGATATTCTACTGATGCAGATTTAGATAGAAGCATTTTACTTGGTACTGGCGGAACAGAAAGAATGCGTATAGACAGTTCTGGGAATATAGGTGTGTTTGGTAATACTAGCCCAACTTGTCCTATTGATTTTGGAACTTCAGTACCTAATAATAAAAGAATTATAGGTACTTATGTAAATGGAAATTTATTTACTGGTATCGGTATGTCTGCAACGACTGCTGGGGTTAGAATAGCTGGAGATTTATTTGGAAATAATTTATTGGATATAGGTTATTATTCAGCTGACGGAAATTACACTTGGTCATCTACTATGTTTATTAATAACACTAATGTAGGAATCGGAACGACTTCGCCTGATTTAACAGGATTTGGATATAAAACTTTAACAGTTGTTGGTGGTACTACAGCAGGTTATGCAGGTGTATTAGAATTAGGTTCTCCTACAACAAATGCTAATGGACAAAATTTAGGTATTATTGCTTTTATGGATGGTAGTACCAGAAATGCACAAATTGACGTAACAAGAGCATCAAGCACATCAACTTCTGATATGCATTTTTATACAAATGGAGGTTCAGGAATTGAAGAAAGAATGCGTATAACATCTGATGGGTCTTTAGCAAGAAATTCAAAAAAAGTTTGGAATTTTACTGCATCAAAATCTTTTACTGAGGGCACTTCAAGTGTAAATTTTTTTAGATTAAATTTTAATGGAAATACTCCAGTATATGCAAATATAACTTTAATGAGTAATAATTCTGGAACAGGTAGTAGAACAATGCAAAGTGTACAAGCTATGTTATCTGTTTCATATCAAGGATATTTACCAACAATGACCGAAATTTCAAAAACATCCGTTAGTAATAATGGAAGTTCTTATATTAGTGCAGTACAAGGTGCAAATGGTAGTTTGACCTTTTTATGTGATACAACAAATAATACAACTGGAACTACAAATAGCACATTTGCTTCTGTTGAACTTGTTGCCAATGGAGCAATTGATGCAAGTATAACAGTATTATAAACCAAGAATTTAAATGTAAAAATTAGTGCCATTATTAGTAGGTGCTATAAAAGAACTAAAAGCAGAAATAGAACTATTAAAAACTCAAATAAATAATTAAAATGGCAATAACTTACAAATGGACAATTAACCAAATGAATGCACATATTCAAGCTGAAGGCGAGGATAATGTTATATACACAGTGCATTGGACTTACTCAGGTTCTAAAGAATCTGGAGGACAAACTTACTCAGCAAGCTCAATAGGTGCTCAAGGTTTTCAATATACAGCTGGAGAACCTTTTGTACCATATGCAGATACTGAAGCTTTTGAAAACGTAGTGATCGGATGGCTTGAAGGAGCATTAGATGTACCCTCAATGGCAGCTAGTATTGAAGCGCAAATAGCAAAACAAATTACACCTGTAAATGAGGATTTATACTTTACATGGCAAAACCCACCTGTACCGCCAACTCCACCAGTTGAAGAATAGTGTAAGTTTTATAAAAAACAAGTGATAGTATAATTAAACCTATATCACTGTGGTAGTGATATAAACCAAAATAATGTTTAACCAATTAAAACCAAAAAACGATGACTTATTTTTATTCGTTGACCTCTTCAATGGGTCAACCCAAAACACCACAAATTTCCGAAGAAACTATTAAAGCTTGGAAGCACTTAGCTGAAAAGAAAAACTGGAGAATAGTTCAGTTACCTAATGGTTATTTTCAAACCGAGTACAAAGACCCCAGCTGTGACTGTAACGAAGACGAATGTTGCGACAGATGGTTCGATGTAACTAGACGTGAAACTTTAGAATCTGCTGAAGCTGCTATCGATGGTAGTGTTGATCACTATAAAAAGAAAGTGGACTTTATTAAAGGACCTAAAGTTGTCAAAACATTCAAATAATACTTAATCAAATTAAATTAAATTAAATTATGTCAAATGCAATTGTAAAGAATCTGAACTTTGGTTTGGACGCTAAAAACAATGTGTTTGCTGGTATTACGAAACTTACACAAGCTGTTAGCTCCACATTAGGAGCTAGCGGTAAGTGTGTTATTCTAGAGGATACAACTGGCAAACCAATTATTACCAAAGATGGTGTAACCGTAGCTGAATCAATAACGCTGTTAGATCCAGTGGAAAACATGGGTGCAACATTATTAAAAGAAGCTGCTAAAAAAACAGTGAGTGAAGCTGGTGACGGTACAACAACAGCAACGGTTTTAGCTCACGCTATATTAGAAGAAGCTTACAAGGTTTTAGATAAAGAAAACTCAAGGCAAATAAAAGAAGGTATTAATAAAGCTGTTAATGATGTTGTTGATTATTTAAATAATATAGCAACACCGGTTAAAAATGATATGATCGATCAAGTGGCTACAATATCTACAAACAATGATCCTGTTCTTGGTAAAATTATAGCTGATGCATTTAGATCAGTTAATCAAACAGGTGTTGTAATGATGGAGGTTTCAGATTTACCAGAAACAAGATTTGAAACAATAGATGGTATACAATACAATAGAGGATTAAAAAATATACATTTTGTCACTGATCAAGCTACTAAAACAGCTGAGCTAGATAATCCATTAGTTTTATTAGTTGAATCTGAAATTGAAAATATAAGAAAAATACAAAACGTACTTGAATACGTTATAAAAAATAATAAATCATTACTTATTATAGCTGATGTAGATCAACAAGTTATGTCTGCTTTAGCTATGAATAAAATAAAAGGTAATATAAAGGTTAATGTTATTGATGCACCTATATACGGTGTTAACAAAAAAGAAACATTAAATGATTTAGCTTTATTAACTGGAGCGACTATTATAAATGAAGACTTAGGTGATGATATAGATTTAATAGGCCCAGAACAATTAGGGCAATGTATTAAAAGTGTTAGTAATCAACAAGAGACTATAATTCATGTTGGTGAAGTATCTGAAGAAGTTAAAGGTTT